GCATCTTTTCTGCTTCCTAATCTTGCAGTAGAAAGTTTTGTTCCTAGTTGACTCATTACTAAGTCTCTTTGTGATTGAATGATTCCTTCTGTTTGTGTAACTTGGGCATTGACCATTGCTAGTACATCTTTGATTGATGAGCCTTTAATTACATCTTCTGACACACCAAGTATAGTTGCAAGTTTTGTAGCCTCTGCATCACTTACTAATGCAGTCTGGTCTGTCATTGCTGATAAAGCATTTTGTGCTATCTTCATATCTTTTACTTCTTTATCAAAGTAACTACTTGCTAGTCCTTTTGCACTTTCTGCTCTCCTACTCATTGTACTTTCTAGTACTTGATCTAATGTTTTTAATCCTTGTCCTGCATTTGTAACTTGAAGAAGAAAAGTATTTAACTTGTCTGAATCCATTGACATAACATCGCCAAAGTTTTCTAGTCCTGGAACTAATTTTTGGAGTTCATCAAATAGTCCTTGAACTGCTCTCTTCTGTTCTGCAATTTGTTCTTTACTGTATAGTGCACCTCCACCTGCTGCATCTGATTTAGTAGCGGTTGCCATTGACTGTAGTCTTGATATCTCGCCTAAAATACCAGATGTGCTAACTGCGTTTGCTTGGAATTCTGCTGCTTTCATAGCGGAAAGCTCTTTACCTTCTTTTTCTCTTTTTGTTTGTTCTTGGATAAGTTTATTAATACCTTCCATTTTTTCTTTTGTTAAATCTAAGGACTGATTGAAAGTGTCGTTCGCTGATGCGCCTTCTCTTCTTGATGTTGCAAATTGTGTTATACCTGAAGCATCAACAAAGCCTTGTCCTATGTCTCCCATCTTATCAGACATATCTAAAGAGTTGACAGCATCTATTGCAGTTTGTACTGCATCACCAGAAAGACCTAGTAATCTTGCTACACCTCTAATCATTTCAAGTAGTTTTACAACACCTGCTAGTATGAAGTCCATAAAGTGTCCTACACCTTTAAATACAGAAACAATAATCTTATCTATATTATCTACCATGCCCATAATGACCTGGAATAACATAATAAGTATACCGATAACCCCTGCTTTACCCATAACTTTATTAGCAAAGTTTGAGAAACTAAGCATTGCTCTACCTGAGGCAGCCATTGCTGTCTGGAAGCCCATCTTCATCTTAGTTGTCATTACTTTCCAGCCAAGTGTTATTCTTTTCATACCACCTTTCATTTGCATACCAAAGGTCTGTTGTTTTACATTCATTTGGTCAAATGAAGTTTTCATACTTCTAACTATTTCAATATCAGTACCTTTAAAGATACCTCTTTTTATTTTTCCATGTTTTCTATATTGGTCTTCTGCTGATTTAAGTGCTTTACTTAAGTTTGCTTTATCTGTTCCAGTAGCCTCTCCTGCTGCAAACCTTTGTAGTACAGGAGATTTAGCCCCTGCCTTTGTCATAGCCGCAGCACCTGATTTTACACCTGCTGCTCCTGAAGCTTGTTGCTGTGCTAGAGATTGTTTTGCTCTGTCTTGTGCTTGTTTGTATTCTTCTAAGTCTTGTTTAGCATTTTCGTATGCTGTGTTATGTTTATTTTCAAACTCATTTAAACTTGATTGCATTTCGTCCATAGAAGGCAAAACTTGTGAAAGAATACTTGTGGCAAAAAGACCTAGAGCAGCAACTGCCGCTAGAACATTATTACCTAGAATATTTGCAAAGAAGTTTGCTAGTGGAGCCAGTATTTGTTGGAAACTCATGGTTAAGTCAGTCATCACTGCTCCTAACTTGTTGAAAGCATTGACAGGAACTCTACCTGCGACAGCACCAAAGTTTTCTTCTGCTTGTCGTAAGGTTTCATTTAAAACTGCCTGTGACCTTTCAAAAGTAGTTAACTCATCTCTGTTTTTACCAACTGCATCTGCATATTTTTGAGTCGCAGTTTCTAGCCTCAGAGTAATACCGAGTTCGTCTAATAGTTCTGGTTCTGCTTTTGTTGTACCTTGAACGATACGATTGAATGTGTCTTCGAAGTTTCTACCAAGTGCTTGTGATGCTGCTACTGAAGCTCGTGCTACTTCATTTATCTGGTCTACATTAAAACCTTTTGCAATCATGATTGCTGCAGATGAACCTGCTTTTTGTAAATCAAGCTGATGTCCAGTTGCTTCTTGAAGTGACTTAGAAACTGTTCCTAGCATAACACCAGTAGATGCGGCGTATGCTTCTTGCGATGCTTGTAATGCTTGGAAGTCAGCAGCGTTTTGGAAAGCCCTAAATACCGCTCCTACAGCAAAGAGTGTTGCCGCTAAAGTCGCATATGCAGGAACAAGGCCACCTTGTATGCCCTGTGCCATTTTTGAAAAGTTTTTAGAAGCGCCTGATGATTGCTGTGAAGCACCTTTTAATCTACGGTCAGTAGTATGTACATTCTCAGCGGCTTTCTTGTGGGAATCCCCCATATCATCGGCAGCTTTCTTTGCTTTCTTACTTTTCTTCGCATACATCTCTATTGTGTTGCCATCTGACAACTTCATTACAAATGATGCTACTTCAATCTTTTTTCCTGCCATTATTTCTTCTTCGGTAACTGCGCCTTATTCTTTCGTTTTTCGGCCTCTTGTCTGCGTTTAGACTCTTTATTATCTGCTTCTGTTTTTCGTACTTCTATTTGTTTTAGTAAAAACATAGTAAGTGCCCTATCTCTTATAGGTACATCGTAGACTTCTAGTAGTGTTCCAAGTGCTGAGTAATCTTTTCCAAAGTTCATGCCACTCATTCCGTCCCATCTGTCAGGTAGCATACTGTATATTAAAAATGCCACTTGAACTTCGTGCGGGTAATCACTAAATTCAGGTGGCATATTATTCGGGTCAGGTTCAATCCCTCTTTGTTCGCATATACTTAAATATGCGTCAATAGATAGGGCACCTTCTTTGTACTGTCTGTCAAGTAGTACTAGAATTCTCTCTACTTGACTTTCGTGAAATTTTCTAGTTCACTAACAGTTTCAGTCAACCAAGTGTCAAAGTCAGAAGCATTTTTCATTAATGTTTCTGCATTGTCTTGATTGTACGGTAACTCATCATCTGGGTTGAGTTTACTAATATCCACCAATAGAAGCTCTTCTAAGTAGGAATATTTTAAGCCTGTCCACCCCTTAATGACTGCTTTACAATACTCGACTAAAAACTTATCTTCGTCTAGAGTCTCTTCAAATGCTCTAGTCTTTCTGTTTAGTTTCTGAGAAACGCATCTGTTTCTCAATTTAATTAACTCTTCTCTTGCGAGATAGGTTAACTCTACTGAAAATCCTGGTTTGCTAGGATATTCAACGCTTACCGTTTTGCTAGGAGTTAAAAGACTCGCTAGTGATACTGGTTGTTTATTTTGTTGTTCCAATGTTTTATCCTCTTAAGTGTGGTGGGGGCAGTACCCCCACCTAGTTAATTTAAATTATGATGCGTCGTATGTAATACTCACTTCATTTGCACTACTAGAAGCAGTTGCAGACGATAAGTCTGAACTCAATCCATGGAAGTTAACTTCTATTCCAATGACATCGTCAATAGAATGTGAAGGTAATTCTAAGTGCGCTTTTGGTATTGCTACATCAACGCTTGGAGTATTTCCACTTCCACCTATACCAAATGTTAGTGCGAAAGCATTTGTAATTAATCCAGTTGACTCTACGAGTGCCTCGAATAAGTCTGCTGAACCGTTGGAAACATCGTTTAAGTAACAAGTAAAGTTACCTGAAACACTCCTTGTTCCCATTACATGACCTAGTGGCTGATTAACAGTTCCCAGTGATTCTGGAGTTAAGTAAGTTAGATTGTTTTCAATCGTAATATTACCACCTGTTAATGTTAGTGCATAAGTTACATCTGAACCGCCAATACCTGTGGTATTACCAGTTGATTCAGAAGCATCATATGATATTGCTAAGTCTGTTAATTTTTGTCTTATGAAATTGGTTGTTGAAGTGATACCCTCATTAATAAGCCCTTTGGTAGTTTCCCCACCTGCTGCTGTATTTAATGAAGCCTGTTCAGTAATCAACTTACCATTTCCTGACCATGCTACTTGTGCTATTCCTTCTATATCGAAGTCGATAGAAGCAGAGCCGACTGAACAACTTTCTATTTTGTAAATCATAACTCCACCTGATCCTGAGGTAAATGTACCATCAGTATCTTTACTTGCTCCGAGTACAAAGTATAAGTCAAATACACCTAGTGCTACTTTATTTGAATTCTGAAAGTTAAATACATTCGGTTCAAATGAAGCAACTGTAGGGGCTCCTGTTCCACCTACTGCTAAGTTATATGTTGTTGCACTCATGGCGCCCCATAATGGGCCTTCAACTGCAAATTTCTTTGCGTTACCTGCGTGAGAACCCTCTCCACTAGCGATAGTATAAGTATCACTAGAATCTGAAACGGAGGGTCTCATATATGTTGAGAATGACCATTCTGCTGGTGCAAAAGAATCGTTGAACATTGCTCTACCTCTTTTACTATTTCCGCTAGAATCGGCCGCCTCGTTTAATGTTACCTCAGTACTATTAGTCGCTTGACTGAAAGAAAAGCCATCAAGTACTGGTATTTCATAAAGTGCATCGTCAGTGCCATCTGCACTTGCATGGAACTTCATGAATACTTTGGTATCTCTACTAAAGAAAAATGACATATTATTCTCCTATGCCTAGTATTGAATCTCTGCTGTAATCTCACCTACACCGAGAGGCTCTAATACACCTTCGTCTGTGTCTACGGTTAATATAGTTGTCTTCACCGTAGCCTGAGACGCTCCTGTTGAATCCGTGTAGGTAAGCGGATCATTATCCTCCAACACAGTTTCTACATCTTCTAACAATTCCTCTAATGCTGCAATGACATCGTCATTATCTTGTACATAGCATCGAACTGTTAATCTTAAATATCTGAATCGAAAGCCTCCGCCCTCGTATTCCCTTGTTTCTGCTCCTGCTCCTATGTGGATTGCAGGAAAATCTGTTACTTCGTCCCAAAACTTCAATCTAGGTTCTATATTTTGAACTGAAGTTCTGAAAGGAGCCGCACCATTAATCGCTTGCAGTGCATCTGATACTGCTTGTACAATGGCTCGCCTACGCGTTGAATATTTTCTTGCTTGTGTTGCGTCCATTATACTCTCCTAGTTGGTATGAATTTTCTTTGTAACATACCGACTGCTAATTCTCTTATAGTGCCTCCAATTAATTTTTTGGGGTCTCTTTGTATGCTTCCTTGTTTACCACCTGGCTCAAAAGTTTCATAAGGGTTTCTCATATAAGTATAGTCTATACTTTGTAACCCGCCTTTTGGCCCGACTAATACATCTGTAACCTCTGCTGAGTTTGCAAACCTACCAGTTCTATAATTAAGTGCTGGAGATTGCATTCTTCTTGCTACTTCTTGTGGTAATACTTCGTTTAGTAACTCTTTGAGTGCTAAAGGATTTCCTCCTGCCATTTGGTCTACTTTACCTTTGCCTCTTGTTCTTCTCGATGCGGCAACTGCTACACCTGTTGTCGCTACTCCTGAACCTCTTGTTCTTGTTTGTCTGCCTTTCTTAGGTCTTTGTTTACCTTGTGTTTTTCCTGTTTGTCTTCTATTAATCTCTTTTCTTGCTTCTGATAAAAGTTTCTTGTTTACTTTTAATCTTAAATCTGGGCCTTTACCTTTAGTGTGTTTACTTTTTAATAACTCTTCAATTAAGTGTTTTTTCGCCATTCTTTCTAGTATGACTTTCTTCGTTGGTGAGCCTGCGATTTCTCCATCGGTAAACTTTTTGGAGTCTTTCATTTTCTTCAACACACGGTCTTTCATTTTATCAAGAGAGCTTCTTGCCGTTCTTAAAATACCACTTCTATCTGACATTTCTGCAAAATCTTGAACACCGTTAAGTTCCATTTCAATAACAGTAGTTTGGTCAAGTATCATACCTTTTGCTTTGGTTAAGTCTCTTATTTTGTACTCCATCCAAAGGTCTCTTTGTACATGCTTACCAACAGCAAATGCAAAATTAGCAA